CCATTTGATCTTTGGGAAGGTGCCAACTTTAAGTTGAAGATTCGTAAGCTTGATGGCTATCAGAACTACGACAAGTCTGAGTTTGATTCTAAGGCACCATTGCTTCAGGATGATGATGAGTTGGAAGCAGTTTGGAAGAAGGAGTATTCACTCCAAGATCTTCTCGATCCAAAGAACTTCAAGTCTTATGAAGAGTTGAAGGCTCGCCTCGAAAAGGCAATTGGTATTGCAGGCGAAGGTACTTCTAACAGCCATGCTAATCAGATGCTTGATGAAGAAGTTGCTTATTCAGCTCCAGCAAAGTCATCACCACCTCCTTCTGCACCTGCACAGAGTGCACCATGGGACGATGATGACGAAGACCTAAGCTTTTTTAAAAAGCTGGCCTCTGATTAATTACTGGTGACCTCCACTATACGCTCTTCCATAAAGAACATTATCTAAAGGACTTCTTTGTGGTGCAGTAGCAACAGAACCTCCAGAAGCCGGCCCTTGAGAATTTCCAGGGCCGGTTGTACTATTATTATTGGTAGTATTGTTATTAACAATAATAGGAGCGCTATTTTGATTACTACTAACTGCATTTTCGTTAATAGTATGATTAACAGACGAAACATTATTTTCAGTTGGAACTATGTTTGATTGACTATTATTTAAAATAGCATTAATTTTATTCATAGAATCTGACAATTGTTCTATTTTTAAATCTGGACTTAAAATTCCAGGTCCAAAATCTATATCAGAACCAGTACCAGACCACTCTTTAGATCCCTTTACTTTGCCACCTGCAGCCAATGCTGATAACACTGATATTTTTTTGTTTAATTTATTTGCAAATTCGTTAAGTTGTTGATCGTCATTATTTCCAAATGAAAGGCTTAGTGTAGATACTATAGCTTGCATTTGTTGTTTTAATTTGTTAACGTCGGTGCCAACAATATTAGAAATAGCTTTGCTTAATTTGTCAAACGAATCTGATATTGTATCGAACACTGCAAATTTAGATCCATCTAATTCTTCTATTGGTTTGATAGCATCTACTAGTTGTCTTATCATACCATTTTTAGAATTGTTTTGTTGGTCATCAGAACCAGTTAACCAATTCCATGCATCTTTTATAGGTCCAGTTATTTTTTCAACCCAATCACCTGCAACGAAAGCTGCTAATGATGGACCCAAAGCTAATAATCCAGTACTAACTTTCAAAAGATTATCACCATTTATTTCACCTAATGGATTTAATCCTTCTGCCATATTTACTAATAGTTTTTTCAGATTAGAACCATCAGACCCTATTGCTCCAGTTACTTTATCTAATACTGCAAATGAGCCTAAGAATGCTGCTAATCCAGCTCCAATAATAGCTATTCCTAACCCAGCGGCACCAGCTACTTCAGGACCAGCCACACCAAACAATGCACCTGCTCCAAGCAAAGCACCGAGAGCAATTAAGCTTTGACCAGAAAATGCATTTAAACCATCGGCTAGATTTTTCATTAGTGAAGCCAATTTACTTCCATCCACATCCATCCATTTTAGTCCAGCATCACCTGCTCCAAGGCCATCAAAGAAAGCTCCTATCCCTAAGCCTATTGCACCCATACCAATAGTAGCTTTACCTACCGACACTGGTCCAAATAAAGCACCCGCAGCTCCACCAACTCCTAGTAAACCACCCAAAACAGCCAAAGATCTTTCATCAGAAGTAAAGGCACTCATACCATCAGAAAAATTCTTCATTAATTGAACTAATCTGCCACCATCAACATCCATCCATTTTAAACCTGCATCTCCTGCTCCTAAACCAGCAAAGAAAGCACCTATTCCTAATCCAACAGCACCCATTCCTATTGTAGCTTGAGCTACTCTAGAAGGACCAAACAGAGCACCTGCAGCACCTCCTGCAGCTAACAAGCTTCCTACAACAGTTAATGCTCTATCATCTAAATTAGAAAGAGCTTCAGACATTCCTTTAGTGGCTTTTTTTAACGATTCAAAATCTGTATTAACCCAACTCATAGCTTTATCGCCAGCAGCTATACCTGTAAAAAATGCACCTATACCAAAACCTACTGCACCAATACCAGTAGCCATACCAACACTACTACCACCTCTAGCACCTACTAAAGCGCCTACTCCCATAGCAGCAGCTATAGCAACTAAATCTCTTGTACTAAATGCATCCAAACCTTCAGCTACATTTACTAATAATTTTTTAATATTATCACCAGAGCCAAATTTTTCCATTATAGCTTCAGCACCAGCTAAGCCTAAAAAGAATGCTCCTATTCCAGCTCCAGCAGCACCCAATCCTATTCCTAATGATTGGACTTGACCACCGATCCCCTTGCCTGAACCAATATTAACGTTTGTATTTTTAGTAGAATTGTTGTTAATGTTTGTTCTAGGTGCATTATTTTTTTCGGTTCGTCTTTCAGAATTCTTTTTTGTATTTTCTCTGAATAAAGCATTTAAGATATCTTCTAGTACTGTAGTGTTTACTTTAGTAGCATTTAATATCTCTTCATTTACCTGTAATAGAGAATAAATCAAATCCCTCTCATTACTAGAAGATTTTCTTTCTGGGTTTGGTTGATCTCCTCCTCCAGAAGGTTTATTAGATGGTTTAAGAAAATCACTCAAACCATCTATAGCCTCTATCATAGATTCAGCTATTTTAGATTGCTCTATGTTTGATTTTTTTATTTCTTCAGCATTTTCATTAAGTGTAGCTGAAGCATTTTCTAAATTAGCAGCCGCCTTTAAATCAGCTTCTAATATTTTTTGCAATAGCTTTTGATAGCCTGGGTCATTAGGTCTGTAGCTCTCCCCACCAGTAGAAATTTTAGGTCCCGAAGGTTCCTTAGCCATTGCGTCTTCTTCTCTCTTCTTCTAAATCTTTTAAATGTTGTCTAAGTAGTTCTAAAAATAAATCCCTTTCGTAAGGATATAAATTGTTTATTTCTGTTAAAGAATATTTATGGTGTTGTACCATAGAAAATAATGTGTTGTAGTAGACCGCTATATTGCTATATCCGGTCATTATGTAAAAAAATTATTTAATCCTCTTAGTGTAACTTCAACATCTTTACCTTCTTTTGATTTTAATGTAATACTATGTTCCACTACAGGCATAGTTTCAAAGAAATCTCTTATATTTTTCATTGATTCTAAAGGTAAACTGTTAACAAAATTAATTAACTCTTCATTTGTAAAGTCATCATATACTCTGTCATCATCATATATTTGGTCGATGCATTTAATTAATACATCTAACACAGATTGATCTGAGGTGCCCATATTATCTATTGATCTAATCTCGTTAATAGTAGGATATCTCATAGAAACGCCAATATCTTCATGTAGAGTAAATTTCTTTTTATGATTAATGTTATTTTTAATCTCAACTTCATCTAGGTTTATTTTAAATTTAATTATTTCTTGAGGATCAGAATTAGGTATAGAATATTCTAAATCTACTACTTCTCCAACAGATTTTGCTCTTAGTTTGATAAACAAGTATTCAACGTCAAATGTAGATAGTTTATCTACATCTATCTTTTCAACTACACAATTTTTAATAATTTGTTTCAAAGAATTCACTATATCATCAGAATTTTCTGATGATCTCGCCATTAAAAGTATTTTCTCTTCTTGAACAGTAAATGGTCTAATATTTACTTGCTGTTGGGTAGAAGGAATAGTTATTGCGTATATTGGATGTTTAATTTTAGGTAGTGCCATTTCAATAAATCCTTATATTATAAAAATGATAAAAAGCCAGCATATAAGTTGACTTTGTTTTGAATTATTTGTGGATCAGTAAAGTTAAGTACCTCCCACTCCAATTTATTTTCAAATCCTACTCTTGCTGCTGTAGATTGTGTAGCATTGTAAACAGCTTCAGATCTATAATCTACATATCCAGGATCAAGCGTTTCTGAATCCCAATATGAGAATGTCATTGTTACAGGTACTCTAACCAATTGATCAGAAAGGCCCCAATCTACTTGGATATCACCAACTGCTAAAGGATATGCTTCGAGGAGAGTGTAATTAATAATCTGTTCTCCTGAATCATCTAGGTGAGCAATATTAACTGTTCCAAAATAATCTTTTGGATAAGCAAAGGTATTCATTGGTAACCCTTTTGCAGTGCCTGCAGGATTTGTGTTCTTATTAAAGTTATTAATCGATTGTACCCATTGATGAAAGAAAGCTAAAACCTTACCATTTGAATCATTTAAAAATGTAAGAGGAACATCGTTGAATGCAACATTGTTGGGTCTTTTTTCTACAATACCATAACCTGGCATTCTAATTTCTTCAGTTCCTAATGCTACTCCAGGAAGTACTGCATTCTCACAAAGAAAAAATATATTATAGTCAATAGGCAATGTAGGAGGAGGCGTTATTTCTACAAAGAATTTGGAAGCTTTAGAAATACCACCTGCTGCATTAATTGCACCAAGCATATCGTATACATTAAAGGCCATTTATAATATCTCTCGTTTCTTTGAAAACAAATGCTTTGGATTTCTTTGCAAATCTTTCCAATGGGAGGAACAATGCTATGTCCCATTCATCTGAAGGTATGTTTAAAAATCTACTTTTTACGTGACTATAAATATATTTCTTTATACAAGGTCTAAAATATTTATACTTAGATGCAGAATTTAACAAATTATACGACATTCTCAATTTTGTCGTTTCATCATACTTACTATTATTAACCAACAAATATAAATTGTCCATTAACTTAGCTCTAAATGGATAAGGCAAATAATGAAGGTTGATAGCTAAAAATCCGTCTTTTTCTAAGCTGAAAGGAAATACCAACGGATATCTGTCGTAGTATGGTAGTTCTTCTTTTAGTTTAGGATCATAGTTGAAAAGATACAAGAATCCAGGCTTGATAGTAGTTTTAGTATTATCTGGATTCTTTTTAACCAGACTCTCAACTCTATATGTTTTAAATGAAAGAGCCTTGTCTCTATACCAATCTCTTACAACCTGAGTAACAGGCTTAGCATCATTGGGTATCCTTTTGTTAGGTTTACCCTTTTCTAAAACATCTGTAAAAATACCCATTAATTTTTATCCAAACCCAAATCTTTTTCAGTCATTACTTTGAACTGCCATTTCCTATCAGCACAAAATTGTTCGGCTGCTTTCCACTTTGCATCATTAACACCATACGTCTTTAGTTCATTAATATAACGTCTAGTTGTTTTCTGCTTTTTGACAGGCATTCTAGTTTGAACGTCTGGCTTGATCTCTATTATAGTTGTATTTATAGCACCTTCTGGAGTTACTGTACGTACCCAAAAATCTGGAAAATAACGGTGCATTTTTTTATCAACAGGGCTATAATAAGGTATAATTATTTCTTCTGAAGCCCAATTCAACACACTTGGATGCTGGTCGAGGTACCTAATAAACCTCATTTCCCACAGACTTCTGTAGATTATGTTGTTTGGGTCACCTTTGTATTTTTCGGGATATTTTGGTTTAAATCTACCTTTGTATGCCATTTACAAAATCCATATAAATATAATTATATTTATAGGAGTAAAAATGCCTTCATCAACTCAGATATTTGCTTTTCCTCAAGCAGTTCCTCAATTTTATACCAACCTTAGTTTAAGAGAATATAAAAGACCAGGCCCAGGAAAACCCTTGTCGCCAACTCTTAAAAGTTTTATCAGACTTCCAATTCCATCAAATCTTAGTGATTCATATGGAATAGAAGTCAGTGCTCCTTCATTTGCTACGTTTGATGCAATAGCAGATATTCAGGAGCTGCATTTGGTGAAAAATCAGCTCTTTTAGCAGCAGGTAAGTCAGGAATAGAGCAGTTAGGAGCAGCTATTAAAGGTGGAACTCTTACAAGAAGTAAAATAACTGAATTGGTATCTCAGGCTGTTGCTCTTTCACCTGGCTCATCAGATATACAACAGTATGCTCAATCCACATCAGGAGTAGTAAGAAACCCTCATATTACTACTATTTTTGATGGTGTAAAATTAAAGGCCTATGAATTTACTTGGAGGTTAGCTCCTAGATCTCAAGACGAAGCTCAAAAAATGAATAAAATGGTAAATTATATAAAAGCTTTTATGCATCCTTCCATATTAAATGGATCTGCAGGATTTGCTTTAGATTACCCATATATTGCAACAGTAGACTTTAAAGGCCTTCCTTCTGAAATTGCCCCCAATGTATATGATTCCTTTATTACTGGAATGTCTGTTGTAAGTTCTGTAGGAGGCCAAGCATTTTTTAAAGATGGCCAACCAGTTACAGTAGATTTATCATTACATTTTCAAGAAATTAATATTCGTACTAGGGAAAATTTTGGAATTTCAAGTACAAGTAGTAACCAATTGCTATCTCACCCCTCCGCTGAATTTAATAGAGATAGGCAACAATAATGTCTATATTTAATTATTATCCTCAAATATCATATAATAATATAACCGCTACAAATCTTTTAGTAGATGCAACAATATTAAGCAAATATTTGACAGATATTAATAAATTTTACAATTATACTATTAAAGAAGGTGAAAGAGCTGATATGATAGCTTACGATCAGTATAATGATGCTACACTTGATTGGATAATATATCTTTGTAATAATATAGTAGATCCATACAAAGATTGGATTTTGAATGATACTGATTTTATAAAGTATGTTGAAAGTAAGTATAATAAAGCTGCATATAAACTAACTGATACTAATGATGTAACTAATATTCAATACTATTACTATAAAGGTCTTCCTTCTGATTCCATTGAAACTATCAATTCTTACAACTATACTATATCATATTTTACGTTTACACAATTAGGAAGTCCTGGGGGATGGGTACCAAAATCTATTTGGGATTATGAAGTTGAAATAAATGAATCTAAAAGAGACATTAAATTATTAAAATCCAATTACATAAACAACTTCAAACAACAATTTAAAGACCTTTTTATTAATGGCTAATTTTGAAGTAAATCCTCTTAAAGTATCAATTACTGATATTACTATAGAAAAATTTAAAGGCAAAGACAAAATGAGTCTTATGCCTCAATTTGTCGAGTTTATCTTTTATCAATCATTATTTGAACCTTCTGTACAAGGAGAGATTTTAATTAACGATCAAATTGGATTATTTACTAACTATCCTTTAACAGGAGAAGAGTTAATAACAATATCGTATAAACAAGAATCGCTTACAGAATATAAAGGTGGTTATGAAAAAACGTTAAAGTTTATTATAAAAAACATTAGAGATATTACTGTTGGAGATAGAGCAAGATCTACTATGTTTATTTTAGATCTTGTAAGTCCTTTTTATCTTCAAAATGTAAGAAAAGTAGTTTCTCATTGGTATAATAATAAAATAGAACTTGCTGCACTTTCATTGTATAATGAATATATTTCTATAGACACTGGTCTAATATATGACACTTACAAGCCATTAAATGTCCAACCTACTATTAAAGTTAGAGATTTAATAATTCCTAGTTTAAGACCTTTTCAAGCTATACAATGGTTAGCTAAACAAGCCATAGCAGAAAATCCTAAAGATTATTTTTTATTTTTGTTTTATGAAGATATTGATAGTTTTAATTTTGTTACCATGCAATCTTTAATTGAAAAAGGTTTAAAAAACAAGAGTAATTTAATAGATAAAAAATACAAATACTATTCAGACAACATTATCACACTTGCTAATCCTAATGGTGATCCAGAAGAAAATTTAAAATTAATTTCAAATGTTATAGTTAACAAAAGAAATTCATCTATAGAAAAGATTGTTGGAGGTTATTTCCAAAACGAACTTTTTGAAATTAACATGTTAATGAAAAGTTACCATTCAGAACCAACAGAGTTAGCAGAACAGCAAAGAGATACTAATTTTTCTTTGGAAAGATGGCCTTTAAACACACCTGATTATATAAAATATGTAAAAAATGATAAAACAACAACTTCAGAATATTCAAATAGAATAAGGTATATTATAAACAATTGGCCAGAAATAAGTGCTAAAGATGGTGAAACCAATCCCTCCTTTAATTCAAAATTTGGAAATACAGCAAAATACCTAAATGCTTTAAATCAAGTTGATCTTACTATTACAGTACCAGCTAATATGGATTTCAAAGTAGGTGATGTTATATGGGTAGATATTCCAGAAAATCATGGTTTTAATAATGTAAGTTTTGATATCTATATATCCGGATTGTTTATTGTTGTAGAAGTAAAACAAGTATTGGGCGCAGGATATCAAGCAGCAACTTCTTTGAGAATATATAAAGATGGTGCATTAAATTCATTACTTGCTGACTCAGAATACAATTTAAATGTTGTATCGCCTCAAGTAGGACCAGGTCACGCATGATAGAAGATGATTTTTATGGCGATAGATTTAGATGGTTTGTCGGTGTCGTCCAACAAGTTGGCGATGATAGATCTCGTGTACGAGTTAGAGTGTTTGGCGTTCATAGAACAACAGATCTTATAAAAATTCCAAACGATGCTTTACCTTGGGCAATGGTACTTTATCCTACAACTGGAGGACAAACATCTGGTGGTAATGTTAGTCATGGACTAACAGTTGGTACTTGGGTAGTAGGATTTTTTTCAGATGGAATTGATTCACAACAACCAATTGTAGTTGGTGTTATTAATGGCGGTCAGGGTTCTATGAACAATTCTCCTAGACCTACAAATTCAATAGGTACAGGTTCTACGACTACTCCAGGGACTTCTAAACCCACTACAACACCTCAAGATGCAACTCCTCCTTCTACAACCCAACTTACTGGCAACGATAACCAAACCAAAGCATATAATTATTTTTGGGAACAGATATCAACAGAAGGTGCTGTTTCAGGAGATATAAAAATAATTGTTTCTGCTATAATTGGAAATTTAATAGTTGAATCAAACATTGATCCTCAATCATATAATGGTAATGATAGAGGCGAAGCTTCAATGGGCATAGCTCAATGGAGAGGTGGTAAGTATGATAGAGTAACACCTTTATTAAGATTTTGTGGAATCACAGGACAAGTAGCTCCTCCAAATCTTCCCTCCTTACAACAACAATTGGATTATGTTTGGTATGAGTTACACACTTCAGAAAGATCTTCATATAATAGATTGCTAGTTTCTACTACAATTCAAGATGCAACAGCGGCAATGATATATTATGAAAGAGATGCATCTTATCAAAAAATAAATGGTGTGTGGACGGTAAATAGAGAATCACCTTATTATCTCAAAAAGCTATCTAAAGCAAGAATGGTCCTTTCTTCCATGTCTTACACAGGTTCACACGCTGGTAATAAAAAGGATAATGCATAATGAATGCAGTTAGTTTTCAAGCTATTTCATATTGTAAAAATTTGTTTTTTTCGTTCTCTGGTGATCTTAGAAATCAACAAGTAGATCTAAGCAAATATGATAGCTATACTTTCATCATTGATATAGATGGATCTGTTTATCAGGGTGCTTCATCCAATCCAGATAATGCAACTGTTGTAATTATAGGTGGAATAGATAAATTCTTGTATAGCCAATCGCAAGAACTACATACTAATTTTTATATTACAGAACAACAAAAGATTACATTATATAAAGTAATGAGAGAACACTCTAAATTTTATGATAGTGCTCAAATAACTAGTGACAACGATAAGCTAGAGCAGGCTTTAATTTCTTTATATTCTAACTATTGTGGGTAAGATATGTCAAGAGAAGACTTTGTAGATGATCCTTATTATATAAAAAAAGTTACTAATCCAGAAAGTGATGGGGTATCGAGAAATGATGGACCACAACTTTTAGGAACTGGTAACCCTGCACCTTATTACGAGGTGTCTGTAAAAGATAAACCTGGTTTAGGAAGCGATGCTACTATAACCCATACTGGTCCTGGTGCAGGCAACATGAGTGGTATAGGAAATTCTACTGATATACAGGGATTTGTTTCTGCAACCGGTAATAGACTTGTTATTGATAATACATTTGGTGCTGATACAATCACTATGCAGCATCATTCTGGTTCTACCATTATGATAGATGCAGATGGATCTATTCATTTATTTTCTACTGGTAAAAAAGGTGTTGGAATTATCTCACCAAAGGGTGATACAACAATCTATGCTAAAGGCCATATGATCCTTAAGGGTGATGGTAAAGTTACAATAGAAACAGAAGGTGATTTAGATTTTAATGTTGGTGGTAGTTTAGGAATTCACGTCGGAGGTGATATTGTTACGAATGTCAGAGGTTCAGTAGACGAATCTATTGATGGATATAAGTCTTTTGAAGTTGGTAAGGATATGTGTACAACTGTTGCTGGTGATCACAGAATAACTGTTGCTGGTAAATTTGGAATGCAAACGTCTAAAAGCTTAGATATAGATGCAGCAGATGATATTTCTATAAGATCTGATCATAATGTATCAATAAATTCTATATTAAAAACTACTATTAGTTCAATTAAAGAAATGACATTAAATTCTAGAGATAAATTTACAGCTCTTTCTGTATCATCTATGGATCTAGAAACTCAAGATACATTTACTGTAAAATCAACTGGAGATATGGATTTAGAAACAAAAGGTAAATTTACAGGTAAAATTTCAGGAACAAGTAAACTATCATCTAAAGGTGCAATGTCATTCCATTCAGGGGATACTACTGATTTATTAGCAGGTGGTCTAATTCAAATTAATGGCGTAGATACTAAAATACAAGTTAGTGGATCTACAAATCCAGATGATCCTTCAGATCCTGCAGAAGCTGCAGTTGCTCCAAATGCTCAATATGCACCTGCAAATACAATCATAGATAATATTTCATCAACAAGATTGGCTCCTGATTTTCCTGGTAATGCCAATAAAATGTCTGCAGAAGAATTTTCACTCCATAAAAATGAAGGTGGCAATCCAAATCCCAAGGCTGAAGCATATGCTGCTGGAAATAAGGGTGCAGGAGCTTCATTTGATATGCAAGACACTGGTATCACTGCTGATGCTATTAAATATGGAATTTATGATAGACCAGCAGGCTCTGTAACTAATAATGGTATGGCTGAACAAAATCCACAACCGATGCCACAATCTTTAAACAACTCTAATGATAAAATATCAAAACATATATCTATAGGTCAAGTGATTGGATTAAGATATGTTACACAAGATAAGCAAAAAGCAGTATTAAAAGAAGCAATGAATGTTGCCTGGAATATACTTGATCCTTTATATGAAAAATTTGGAGGAAGAATCCAAATTACTTCATGGTATAGAAGCGATTCTCCAAATCATATTACAGGAGGTGCGGTTGATCTTAGAGCATCCAATAAAAATGATGTGTCACTCACTGCAGAAATTGCAGCTTATGTAAGAGACAATTTACCTTTCAACCAAATATTTTTAGAAAAAAATGACTCTCCTGGTATACATTGTCACGTTATGTCTGCTCAACCAGGTCAACAAGGAGGTGGAAGTGTGTTTACTTGTGCAGATCCCCATTGTTACCAAAAGGTAAGTGGATTACAACTTTCCTATGCAGTTGCAGCTCTTGAAGGAAGGAAAGTTGTATAATGTACACATATACTGATAATTCTTATACTGCTGGTACTCAAACAATTGCAGAAAGAAAAGTATTATTTCAACAATATGCTCAAGCTCAAGCAGATGCTTTGGGTGATTCTGTCACAGGAAAATATCTACTTCCTGATGGAACATATTATGTTGCAGTAGCTTCTCCTAAACAAGGTTCTACAACACCCTCTTCAGCACCAGTATCACAACCTACATCTAAATCTACTGCAGTAAACAAAGATTCATCTGCACATATCCAAAGAGGCATTATACAAAAGCCTGGTTTCTTTGGTAACCAAGAAATGAAAGATTCCAACGATAATTTTAACACAGCAGTTAATATTGCTTCTCAATTATCTGGTGCTGCTTTTATACTCAAACAAACAAATGCACCATCTAACTATGTTCGAACACCTTCTAATTATATTCTCACTACATTAGAAAAACAAACAATTGCAAATAAATCTATGGAACTTGCATCATATGGTATAATACCAGCTGATGTATTATCCAATTTCTTTTATATACTTGCAGCAAGTGAGAATTATAGTGATCTTCAATACATTTCAGGAGTAGTAGGAATTCCAGAAATGGACAACCCTAACTATGTTAGAAATATAGTTGGAATATGTGGAATAGGTAATATCTATAAAGTAGGTTATCTAGCTAATGGTGTAGCTTCTATAAATCTAAGATTTAGTTCTCAATACTCTAATGCTCAACGATATAGTGATTCTTCTCAAAGTAGTTTAGGAGGAATATTAGATGCAGCAAACTTAGGATCTTCTTTGGGAGTGTTAGGATCTGTCTTGATAGGGTCAGCTTACAAATCAAATAATTTTTCTGGTCCACTTTCATCAGCACCTTCATTGACTAATGTAGCTATTACCAATACCATTAATGCATTTACAAATGCATCACAAGGATCCTTGAGTAATATAGATAAACTAAATGCTATTTCTAATCCAACCTTCAATATAGGATCTCTAGCTTCTTCTGTTGGTGGTTCTGTGATAGGTAGCCTGCTTGGTCAAACTCCTTTAGGAGGATCTTTAGGATCATTGGGAGCTCTTGGTGGAATAGTAGCTGGAATGTTATTATCTCAAACAGGTGGTAATTCTGTTGGTGGATTAATGTCTGAGTTGCTTACGGGAAAAAGAATAACTACTTCCAAAAGAGCAAACAATCCTATGCTAACCCCTCCATCCTATGCAGGTAAAGCTTATTTTGGTGAGTCCCCAACTTCTATTCCAGCAACAGATCAAGTGTTTTGTAGAAAAGTAGGGGCATTTGGTCATGTTAATGGAGGATCTGGAGTAGTTAGTTTTGGAATGCAAAATTTTAATTCCTTTGGTGGTGGAATGGCTATAGGATCTGTTGTTTCAAAATTAATTACAGGATCTCCAGAACTTCCTTCAACTAATACATTTTTTGGCCAACAAATTGGAACTATGGTAGGTAATGTATGCAATATATTAAATGTACCTACAACATCTACAATAGAAATGAGAAGATAAGATAATGCTATTCCGTTTATGCTGGGTTTTAGTGGAGCAATGGCAGGAGAAACTTTTTCACCTTTTGGATCTTCTCCATTTACTAATGGGTGGAAGCTAGCTTCTTCAGCTGCAAATGATATTCAAAGATACAATCCACAGTTTTTAGCAACTTGTAGAACCTCTTTATAAATAATACATGACAACAACATCAATAATATATTCAGATATACCTTCTAATTTTGATATTCATCCAATCAAAGAAGATTTGGTATTGCTAACCAATGAAAATGCAGTAAAAAGATCAATAAGAAATCTACTTTTAACTGATCCTTATGAAAGATTTTTTAATCCAGATGTTGGAGCAGGAATAAGACAATCTTTGTTTGAAAATATAAGTAGTGATACTGAGTACGTTTTAAAAGAAAAAATAAGAGAAACCATAGTAAATTATGAACCAAGAGCTAACATTTATTCTGTTAATGTAAAAGCTCTTGCAGATGACAATGCATATTCTGCATCTATTGTATTTTCCATCATTAACTCAACGACACCTATAACACTAGATCTAATATTAAAAAGAGTAAGATAAATGGCAAACACAGGATTTTTAAGTGTTTCAGATTTAAGTTTTGATGGAATAAAATCCAATTTAAAAACATTTGTACAATCTAAAACCCAATTTAAAGATTATGATTTTGAAGGATCTAATTTAAATGCTTTATTAGATATTCTTTCTTATAATACTTACATGAACTCATACTATCTTAATATGGTAGGAAGTGAGATGTTTTTAGATTCAGCTCAAATGAGACCTTCTATTATATCACATGCTAAAGAGTTAAATTATGTACCTAGGTCTGCAACATCTGCTAGAGCTCAAGTAACTTTTACAGTTAATACTGGTGGAAATTTACCACCATTTGTTATTGTTCCTAAAGGTTATATTGTAAGAACATCAGTAGATAATATTAGCCTAGATTTTTCTACTACAGAAGATACTATAATTTTAAATAATAATGGTGTCTATACAAGCTCTCCAGTTAATGTTTATGAAGGTAAGCAAGCATCAGAATACTTCAATGTAGTTAATACAGGAACTAATAGTTTTGTTCTTAGTTCGGAAACATTAGATACTAATAGTATAGAAGTACATGTAATTAATTCTTCGTTGGATTCTACTTCAACACAATTTACTAAAGTCAATACTTTGTATGGGCTAACTTCTGAATCAAAAATATTTTTTGTCAGTGGATATGGTTCTTATCAATACCTAAT